ATGGGGGTGGAAGCACTATTAGCTGATCCTGATATAGAAGCATCATCTGTAGAGAGTTACCCTGATCCGAATTTCGTGCCACCTCCACCAGAGATGCTGGCACAAGCACAGGAGCAACAACAGGTCTCTCCAAACGTCTCACCACAAGTGCCACCAGAGGTGCAACCACCTCAGTTGCATGATGTGGTGATTCGTAGGGTTAAGTCTCAAGGACAGGTCATTGTTGAAGCAATCCCACCAGAAGAGTTCCTGATAGACAGACGGGCTAAATCAGTAGAAGAATCAGCAATAGTAGCTCATAGACGTTACTTATCTGTCTCTGAATTGACCCAAATGGGCTACGATTTCGATGAGATGCTGGCACTGGCAGGTGGAGAAGATGAGTTTGGTACAAACACCGAATATCTCTCAAGACATGCTGTAGGGAGTTTTGCTGACAGTACATCCGGTGGAGATGCCAACAGGAAGGTTCTATATATCGAATCTTATGCCAAAGTTGACTACGACGGAGATGGCATAGCAGAGTTAAGACGTTTCTGTACAGCAGGGTCACATCACGAGTTATTGCATCATTCCCCAGTAAATTCAATACCTTTTGTCTTGTTTAATGGGCATCCTGAGCCACACAAATGGGTCGGACACTCAGTTGCAGACTTGACAATGGATATTCAGCTTATCAAGAGTTCCGTGCTACGGAATATGCTTGATTCACTTGCCAAGTCGATCCATCCAGATACATGGTTTGTTGAGGGGCAGGTAAACGAAGATGACATCCTTAGTAATAAGGTCGGGAAGGTTGTCCGAACACGGGGTGCTGGTGTAGTAGGAGAATTTGTAAAGAATTTCTCTGGTAAAGAGGCATTTCCGATGATGGATTACCTCGACCAGATAAAAGAAGACAGAACTGGCATGAGTAAAGCCAGTATGGGCTTAAACCCAGATGCGTTACAGTCAAGCACAAAAGCAGCAGTTTCTGCGACAGTTTCGGCATCTCAGGCCCAGATAGAACTTTTATGTAGGGTTTTTGCTGAAAATGGCATGAAACCCCTGTTTAAGAAGATATTGAAACTCCTGAACAAACATCAGGAGAAAGCAAGAATGGTTCGTCTGAGGAACCAGTGGGTGCCGATTGATCCAAGAGCATGGGATTCTGACATGGATGTTAGTGTTAATGTTGCACTGGGTCTCGGCACTACAGAAGAACGTATGCAGATGCTTGAAGCAATAGCATTGAAACAAGCAACGATATTAAACGAGCAGGGTCTGGATAATCCTTTGGTGACAAATGAGCAGTATCACAACACCCTGACTAAGATGACTGAACTATCGGGTTATAAGGACACACAGAGTTTCTGGACTGATCCAGCAACTTACGAGCCTCCACCACCTCAGCCACCTGAACCGACCCCAGATGAGATATTTGCCAAGGCACAGGCAGATAAGGTAAGGCAGGATATGGAAATTGACCAATCACGGTTGACGTTAGACCGTGAAAAGATGGTTCGTGAAGATGATCTGGCACGAGACAAAATGGAGTCTGAGTTAGAGATCAAGGTCAAGGAGATGGAGAATAAGTATCAGACAACCATCGACCAGACTGAGATAAGAGGCAGGATGGAACGTGACAGGGAGCAGATTAAAATGGAAGCACAGCAAATGTTGCAACAGCAACAGGCTCAGCAACAAGCTCAGCAACAAGCACAACAAGCACCTCCGATGCCAGCACAGGATATGAACCCTGAACAGATGGGGATGCCAGCACCACCGATACCGAACTAAATGGCACGTACACCGAAAGAAAAAAGAATTGATAAAGGGAATGCAGCAGAGAAGCTGTTCAATGATCCATTGATTCAGGAAGTATTTGGAAAAATGGAAACATCTTACAACAATGCTTGGGTCTCTTCAGGTTTAGATGACATTCAGAAAAGGGAGACATTGTTTTTGTCTATCCGTGCCCTGTCTGATTTTAAACTTGAGTTGGAGTCCATGATTATGGGGGGCAAGATTGCCCAAAAAGAATAATTAACTGACGGGTAATCAACCATAGTTGAATAGACCTGATCATAGAAAGAAAAAATGGCTGAAGAAGTAGTAGACGGGATTAGCACTCATGTAAGTGCCGATCTTGACGAAGCAGCAAAAATATGGGGCAACGAACTGGCCTTAGAGAACGGTGAGGAATTACCTGAAGAAGATAACCAGTTGATGTCTGAAGAGTCTGAAGAAGAACCAGACTCAGAGTTTGAGCAAGAAGAAGAGTATGAGGAAGATGAGGAAGAACCTGAAGAACAACTTTACGATGTAAAGTCTGACGGGGAAACCAAATCAGTCACCTTAAAGGAATTACAAGATAATTTTTCAAAAGGTGAGAATTATACTAAGAAAAGTCAAAGTCTAGCAACAGATCGCAAGGCATTTGAACAGGAAGTGGCAGAAGCAAGACAAATGAGGGAACAAGCAATCTCCATCCTTGAAGCTGCACAAGCTCAATCTCAGCCAGTACAGCATGATCAAGCATACTGGGATAACCTGAAAGACACTGATCCAATGCAGTTTTTTTTGGAAAGGGATGCTCTTAGAGAAGCACAGATGGAAGACCAACTACGTGGACAGCAACTACAGCAGTTGAGGTCACAAGAGTCAGCCGAGATGCAGAAACAACACGATGAGTATTTATCGGGTCAACGTGAAACATTAAAATCACTCGTCCCTGAATGGGATGACCCAAAGAAGGCCGATATAGAAAAAAAGTTGGTCTTGGAGTGGGCAAGCACCACAGGTGGATTCACTGAAGAAGAGTTGGATAATGCCTATGATGCCAGAGCAGTTGCCACAATGAGGAAGGCAATGCTTTATGACAAACTTCAAGAGAAACGAAAAGGTCTTAAACCTATCCAACGTAAAAACATGAGAGCAGGATCACAGTCTGAGGAGCCTAGTAAAATGAAGGCTGGAAAGGCATCACAAAGACTTAAAAAATCTGGCAGGGTCGAAGATGCTGCCGGGGTATTCTATAATATGATCCGTTCAAAATAAGGAGTAGCAATGACTATCGTTACAGGAACATTCCAAACCTATCAGGCAATAGGCCGTCGAGAGGATTTGGCAAATACAATTTATAATATCAGCCCATCTGACGTGCCATTTATGAGTATGATCGGAAGGTCTAAGGCAACAAACACTTTAGCAGAATGGCAGACCGATTCTTTGGCAAGTGCAGCAAATAATGCACAGGTCGAGGGAGATGAATATAGTTTCGCTGCCGTGACACCTACTGTAAGACTTGGGAACTATACCCAAATCTCCAGTAAGACAGTAATCATATCTGGTTCTCAGCAAGCAGGAAATAATGCTGGAAGAGATTCAGAAATGGCACTGCAATTGGCAAAAAATTCCAAAAGCCTCAAGAGGGATATGGAAACTGCACTCACCCAGAATGTTGCAAAAGCAGCAGGTAGCACGAGTACTGCCCGTAAAACAGGTGGTCTGGAAACATGGACTGCCACGAATAAATCCCGTGGTTCTGGTTCACCGGCTGGTTCAGGTGCAGGTTCAGGAGCAGCCCCAGTAGATGCTGGCACCAAGAGAGCATTTACAGAAACCATCCTGAAAGCAGTAATTCAGGCAACATACTCAAGTGGTGGTGATCCGTCAGTTCTGATGGTAGGCCCATTTAACAAGGGTGTTGTTAGTGGATTCACAGGACGTTCTTCAGCACGTCAAATGATCGGGGAATCCAAAATCCAAGCAGCAGCAGATTTGTATGCTTCCGATTTTGGTGACTTAAAAGTTATCCCGAACCGTTTCCAACGTGAGACATCTGCATTTGTTTTAGACCCTGAGTATTGGTCTGTAGCATATTACAGAGATTTCAAGCAGGAAGACGTAGCAAAAACAGGGGATGCCCAGAAAAAGGCACTTTTAGTGGAATATGCACTAATTGCTAAAAACGAAGCTAGTTCTGGCATTTGTGCTGATTTAACAGTTTCGTAATATGTCTGCAAGCAGAAAAACTCTGCTCGATTGGTCTCAAGGGAGGAGTGAAACCTTCTCTTGGGATCAACACGACGAGACCTTCACGATTGAGTCAAAGGAGGATGTTGAGCCACTTATTAAGTTGGCAAAAGATATGTCTGATCTTGAACCATCAAAGGAGATTCGTCACGCAGCGTGTATTCCAAAATTCGTTTTAGATCAGTCATTAAGGGAGAGATGGTCGCCAAAAGATTGGAAAAAGTGGGCAAACGCACCCGAAAACAAACCGTTCAGGACGTGGCCCGGACAACTTTAAAAGTTGCCGTAGTTATAGCCTCAACAACGAAAGCATATCCGAGTAAGTTTGTTGAGTGTTTATCAAACATGATTGCTCATTTTCAGCACTCCGATTTTAACGGAGAACACTCAATAAAAGTATTCACAACTCATGGCAGTGTGCTACCAGAGATAAGGCATCGTTTAATAGGAGATGCAATTGCGTGGGAAGCAACCCATGTTTTAATGCTGGCACCGGAACTGACGTTTCCAGAAGATTCCATACATAGGATGCTGGCACGAGGGAGAGGCATAGTGGGAGTAAACTATCTGGTAGATTTCTCAACAAGGAAATTTGCTGCATACAGGGAAAATGGCTCGATTGTCCCTGATACTAGACTCCCTGAGACAGAGGAAGTAGAAGGGGTGGCATTAGGCATGTGTTTGTTTAATATGCCAGTATTTGAGGTTCTTGATATACCATTTTTTGAATATAAGCAAATTGGTGCTACACCAGCATTTTTTGAAGATCACGTCTCGTTTTGGGAACAAGTTAAAATGAAAAAAATACCTTGTGTTATTGACCATCAACTTTCCCAAGAGGTTAAAAGCCTCCACCACGGGGAATTATGGCATTAAGCAACTACACAGAATTACAAGTATCAATAGCTGATTTTTTAAACAGATCAGATTTAACAAGTGTGATTCCTGACTTCATCACTATGTGTGAAGCAGAATTTAACAGGACATTACGTGTCAGGGATATGTCTGTCAGGACACGGGCACCGATTGACAGTCAATACTTAAAGTTGCCAAGTGACTTTATAGGTATGAGGAATATTGATCTCCTTACCGATCCTGTTACTCCGTTGGCATATAAAAACCTTCAAAATCTGGACATTCACAGGTCAGCACATTCAACTGGCAAGCCTCTATATTATTCGGTAATGAAGGACAATCTTGAGTTTGCTCCAGCACCAGACGGGGATTACACGATAGAGATTGTGTATTACCAGAAAATTCCAGCACTTTCGGCAGACACTACAAACGGAGTTAATTGGTTATTGACAGACCATCCAGATGCTTATTTGTACGGTTCCTTAATGCACTCAGCCCCATACCTCCAAGCTGATGAAAGAGTAGGTTTGTGGGCAGGTAAATACCAACAGGTCATTCAGCAGATTACAAGCTCGGACGAGAAGGCCAAATTCTCTGGCTCAACTCCTTCGGTTTCATTCACTCCATTTGGATAAATTAACATGGCAGGATTAACGAATTACTTAGAAGACAAAATATGGAACCACGTGTTTGGTTCTACAACATACACAAAACCTACCAACTGGTATGTTGGGCTATTGACAGCAACTCCATCGGATTCTGCTACTGGCACCGAGGTTAGTGGAGGAAGTTATGCTAGACAGGTTTGTGCATTCACGGTTACTGGCACAGGCATTGCCCTTGCCACGAATACAAGTGCTATCACCTTCCCAACTGCTACTGCTGATTGGGGGATAGTCGG